ATTGATAAGCCATCTCTAGCGTCATCCATTCGTTCTCAAATTCTGTTGCTTGCACCCGTGAGAAGAAAGAAATCTCATGATGATCACGATTGTAGCGATGGATTTCCCCTGCTACAGAGCGATTGTAAAAAAGTTTGGATAATTTTCTTAGCTCAATATTCTCGCCTAGCAGCTCGTTCAGCTTGTAAGCAATTGTTACAGCATCCTGCCATTTATCGGTAAGCACTGAGTTAATCTGCTCAGTCGAGATTATCCGTTTAGCGACTCCCTTGGCTTTGTCTGATTCAACTTTCTTGCGGGTGCGTGTGCGTTTTGGATTACTCCAATCTAATAAAAGTTTCTGAACATCAGGGTGCATCCTATACCGTTTTTTGAGCGATGGTAGATACACTTTTAGGCTTGCATATTCACCTCCGCTAGCCTTGTAAGCAAGCAAAGCTTTGATCCGCTGACCATCGGGGCGATCGCGGATCGGTGGTTTTTGTCGTGGGCATAACGGGGCACTGTAGGCAAAAAAGCTGTATAGATTTAGGATTGATAGCAAACCACTCAAACAAGGCTTTAAACACGCAAAAACATATAAGTACGTTGGTGATTTGCGATCTGTTAATCTTTCGCGGTTACGAATCCGCTTACGTTGCTTTTTGGCTTTCGGCTTTGCAACATTCTTGGGCGGCTTTGTCTTTGGGCGATCGCTTTTTGGTTTTGGCGGTGGAGATGCGATCGTCTCTAACTCTGGTTCTGGCTTAGCTTTTGGCGGTTGTAGTTTTGGCGCGTCACCAATATGCAAAACGTTGCGATCTAATAGCGACTGCCATAGGCTAGCCCATTGATTTTTATACACCAAATACCGAGCTACGAATAACGCATTAGTGGCAATAGCGCGATCATCTTTCAGCTTGCGCCTTTGCTCATGTTCTGCGATCGCACTTAGGATCGGCGCAACTTGTCGCCATATTACGGGGCTGTTTGTGGGATCTGGGATAGAGGGGATGCAGATGGGTAGGGATGGTTTCATAGTTTTATAATTATTTGGAAGCGTAGCCGCCACAAGTCAAAGGGTTGGAATCCAACAAATCCCAATCAAGCTCTTCTTCGGCTTTGTATTGTGGAGTGGTTGGGTTATCACAATAAATCTCAAGAGTTTCTTCCATAACCCAACAAGCTTCAGTATGTTCAACCCAAAAATACTTGCAATTATGACAAGAATGATTGCGATGCAGTCTATTCAATTTGCGTAAATCGCGAGATGCTTTTTTCATAGTAAAGATTTCAATGATGTTATTAATTTTTTAATCGTGGTAATATCAGCAATTTGGGAAACAGTCTCAACCTCAGAGCCAGTTCTCAACTTGTATTTAGAGAGCCAAGCAGCAAGGCGATCGCTTATTGGGATTTCACCAAGTTTCGCTTCAAGTAAAGTTAGATTTTCTTTGAGTTCGTTATCTAAATCTTTGCGCTGATTTACTAGGGTTTTACGCTTTTCTACTAGCTTTCCAGCCAACAAAATATAGTCGTAAGGGTCTTTAATCATCGCAGTTGTAGTCACTACAGGGGGAGAGATTTCGCCTATCTCTTGCAGTGCTATTGTTAGGATTTTTTGGGTTTCATCTTTGCCAATGTAGGCGGCGATTAGTTCCAATTCTGTTTTTACTGATGTAATGTAATTGGAAAAGTCAAACGGAAAGTTAGAAATCATCGCTTTCACTCAGCTTCTGCTCCACTTTCTTGAGTAAAACCTCAAGAGCTGCATTAGAAAGAGCTTCCCAACTTGGATAGTCAGTTGAGTCTTGATTGCTGTAAAACTTCACAGCTTTATCAAAATTCTCTTGCAATCCACCTAGTGCAGTAGCTACGGTTTTAATCCTTGCGATGATAGTTTGGCGGCGTTCTACAGCCTCAGAGAACTCAATGATTACAGGCTTGTTTTGATTCCGTTTGATAATATCCTTAAGAAAAATATCTTTTTCCCAATTGTGGATATCGTTGCAATTGTAGCGATCAAGCCTTACATCAAAAGCATTCTGATAATCACGATCAGTATTTGCAGACCACGCAGATCGCCTAAGTTTCCCCGCTTCACATTCATCACGATTGCAGATAAAAGGTATATCGCTTTCACCTTCCACAAACTCGGCTAAAAATTTACCTCCAACCAATCCGCCATCGTGACAAGCAAAGCACTTGAAAGGTAATTGTATTTCGCGATCGCCATCGGTTACACGCTCAATCTTGACTGCTTGTAATTTCATAATTAATCATTTACTCCCATTAAAGTTTTAGCTTCTTGCGATTCAATTTGGCGTGATCGTAAATCATCGGGTGCGGCTTTTACAGCAAACGCTTTGTATGCAGTAAAAAATTCTTTTCTCAGAAATTCAGGTTTTTCACTAAAGCGAACAGTACTAGAGCCGCCGATCGCTTGTAGCGCTTTACGTCCAACAGGGGAAAGTAAAGAGGTATCTCTAGAAATATTTGCCCAGTCAATCAAGGCGCGATCGTCAAGAGTGCCAAGGACTGCATTAATTAATTCAATAGGGGCGGGGAAGAATTTACAGTTTTTGTATGCCCAGATTATTGACTGCTGAAATTCTTCAGTTGAAAGCTCGGAACTAAGAATCAAATACAAACGGGCTTTCATTGAGTCAGAAATTGATTTAGAAAACCAATCAGCAAGATCTTTTAGCTCTTCAGAAAAAACAATTTTGTCAATCATCGTTTTATAGCCCCTCTAAGGCATTTAACCAGTCTTCATGTGTATTTCCTACTGAGACACCAACAAAATCGCGTGACGCTGCTTTTTCTGCCCAACTGACAGGCTTATTGTTGGTCAAGAAATTATCGATCGTGAGTTTAGTCTGCGGCTTGTTACACCAATGATCCGATCTGGCATAGCTCAAAGCGTCCTGAAAAATCTCTAAACTGCGATCGCCATTTTCACGAGTAAACTTTTTAAGTTTAGAAATTCGGTCTTTATTCAGGCTTTGGCATTCTGCCCAATGTTTCGGGCGATCTCTATTCCAAATTTCTTTGAAAACATCAAAATCGGAATCAGAAATTTTTTGAATCGACGTATATATATTCTTCTCTACATTTGAATTTGTATTTGGATCTGAATATGAATATGGATCTGGAAGAGGGACATTGAGGGACACATCTTCTGTCCCTAGGGACTCCCTAGGGACAGACTCTATTGTCTCTTGGGACTCTTTAGCCTGAGATCGTTGTCTGCGCTTCTTTTCTGCTTCTTTTGCTTTACGCTGCATGTAAGCATCGGATCGGTTCATCACGCCTTGGCTATAAATAATATGTTCTTGCCAAAGCTGCTTATCTATAAGCCCTAAATCTGCCAACGTGTCAAAATATCGGATCATTGTGCGATCGTCAGTAATATTTAGCGATCGCGCCAAGCGTTTCATCCAAATCGCAGTTGCTTCGATTTGAAATCCGTTTTCTTCAGAACCGTAAAGTTCCTCAAGAATTACCCAAAAAAATCCGTAACCTCCTAACCCGTGAATATCGATTAGCTGAAAAATGCGATCGTCATTGCGTGATGCAATTTCATGCGTAAAAAATCTCATAATGCAATCCTTAAATACTTTTCAGGGTTTGATGTGTTGTTAAAAACTGGCTGGAGCATTTCAATATACTCTTGCTCAGCTTTATGAATTTCTTCGCTAGAAAATTTGTCAATTTCTTGGAAATAAATCACAACATCTTTAATCGTTTTTAATGCTTCAAGCTTGTGATGATTTCGCCATCTAGATCGAAAGTTATTGGCTTTGCCAACGTACCAAACCTCAGAATTTCTAGTGCAAAAATAGATCCCTCTACTTTCTGGGAAAGCATTAAAACTGTTGACAGAATCAAGATAAATTTTAGGAAATTTAAAATAATCAATCGCCTTAATAAAATCAGCGTGAAAATCGCACGGTTTAAAGTTGCTGCGAGATAACACCTTGAATTTATATTCACACGATCCGATAACATCAATTTCTTCATTAGGCATGACACCTAACGCTATCTTTTTATCTCTCTCTGCAAGTACTTCCTTGATTGTTTCTTCAAGCGTTTTTATTGGCAAAGATACAGGTTTATTGGGATAAGGTGGATGATTGAAAGTTATCGACAAACGTAGTCTTTCATTCATAATTATTTGACCTCAAATTCCAAAATTAAACCGTTAGCTCTTGTGATGATTAAGCGATCGCTAGTAATCTGGTAGCTGGCATCTCTTTCGGGCTGGTCAAGAGTTGATATAGGATACCAACCGCCGATCCCTTTGAACTTAGCAAATCCTTTTGAAGCCAATTGCTTTTTGATTTCGTTTAATTTGCGGTAAGCGTCGCCAAAAGTTTCACTCACGCCGCCACCTCATCAGACTTAGCGATCGCCGCGTCAGTTCTAGAAGTTAAGCCCAATAGATTGTCAGGATGATCAATACCATGCAGACAATCACGACCGCAAAACTCGCATTCCATATTGTCCCAACAGCCAGTCCATGAGACGTTACACCGTTCGCACGTTAGATATACGCTATGCGTGATAGGAGTAGCACTAAAGTTGCCTAGATAAAGATGGTCGAATTTGTTACTCATGCCACACGCTCCTGATTAGCGATCGCCTTTTCAAACTGTCCACAGGTTTTAGGATAATCTTTCACGAGCTTGGGATCTAGTCGTTCCCATTCTTTGTATCCTGCGAAAACAGCATCACCATTACTGCATGACAGAGAGGTTTTACCGATGCGATACAGCAAATCTACTTCATCTTTGGTTTGTAGATACTTGCATCTAAGACAACTACTCACGCCGCCACCTCATCAGACTTAGCGATCGCCGCTTTTAAAATACGAGTGACATAGACTTTGAGAGTTCTTTCTTCTTTGTCTGCAAGCTCTTTGAGAGTCTTTTTTAGATCCTCTTCAACTTCGATAATTAACTGTACTTGTGCCATGTAAATACCTAACTCATATTAGAAAGTATAAGCGATTATAAGTACTATGTAAAGCATTAATTTCAAATGATTTTGACAATTATCATAAGCAAAACTATATACATCAAATCCATAATCCCAACCCTGTAAAGCATAGATATTTCTCTATGCGTGGCGACACAAAAAAAGCTGCTATCTAAGCAGCTCCCAAAACTATGTTTTTGTTAATTTCCGTTCAACCTTAGCAACGACTTGCCGAATATTCTCAGGATCGCGCCCTAACTTTTCGGCTGTTGCGATGATTTTGCGATCGCACTCAATCCAAGCTGTGTAAATCTCCCATTGCAAGGGAGTAATCCCAAAATACTTAAGCACAATTGCTTGGATTGACTGCGATGCGTTGTCACCAATAGCGGCGATCGCATCTCCTAAGATCGGGCTAAAACAGTAGGAATATGTTTTAGCCTTTATTTCGGGCGGTTTCTTAGGTCTACCGCCTCCGTGATTGCCGCCTCTAGGCATTTATTAGCTCCATAGCTCTTTTTGTCGCTCCACAATGCCCAAACTCATTAATTGACTCTTGAAGAATCAATTTAAAAGCATCAATAGACATCTCGAAAGTATGAGATTCTTCAATATCAATGACCTCATCTAGCCCACACGCTTCGATGCTGTCTGAATCAAGAAAGAACCCATCATGCGTATGCTCGTAACTTACAGAGCATACGCCGTTAGCATACTGGTAAGCCTCAAAGGTATAAGCCCCCTTTGCGTTATATTCTTGCGCTGTAACCGTTAAAACTGTGACTTGCATTGCCTTGATTTCCTTTGCTTTGTTTAACTCAATAACCTATTATTGATCGCCTTATAGGTTTTGTCAATAGCAAAACCAAACTATTTTTATAGACACAAAAAAGCCGTCGCGAGTGCAATGGCTGGGGGTGTGAAGTTAGTTTATTCAAAAAACCCGCATCCTAGATGTTTGCGACCTCCCAACCCTTTCTCTTGTAATATTAAAGACTCGTTAGAGCGCAAATCTGAAAACATTACAGGGTATACAGCACACGGTTGCTTTTTAATAATTAGCTGCTCTTTGCGCCCTATTGTTGGCAGTGTATTAATATCAAACTTTGCTAGTTGCCTGCCTAGCGACACCGCAAACCTAGTAAGATCGGGTTCACGATTGTTGTCGGTTTTAATTGATACCCAAGCCGCTAGATTCTCTTGAGATTTTAGCTCTGTGCCATTAACTAGCTTGAGTTTAATCAACTCTTTGCCTAAATGGATTTGACAATCAAAAAGCATCGTTAGCTCTGTAATTAAATCTTTGGAGCAACGTAGCCTTATAGTGCTTTGAGTTAAACGTAATGTGCGATCGTCAAAAATATTTGTGTTACTGATTCTACCGATCGCCCACTCAGGGTTATCTTTGAGCTTAGGAGCTAATCCCGTTAAAGCAGAATAGAGACAGTAATGGTAGTTTCTAGGGATTAAAGAGCCTTCAATACTGAAAAGAAATTCTACGAAGTTACTCACGTTCTTTTATTCCTTTGGTATTTGTGTATTTCTTCAATTCCGCATGACGTTCTTAGATCGTTCTTAGGGATATCTCATGTATCGGCGCACAAAAAAGCCGTTAAGGATAGCCAGCATCTTTAAGAACTAACGCTTCAAAACCGTTAGGGGCGGCGCAAAGTTATCACTGCATATTTGTTTCTTACTTCTTCTAAAGGTAAATTAAGATCGTGTTGCCATTGCCAATTTTCAAACAACGAGGCGGCATTAGCGCCAATATTCCAAGCTTTAGCAAGATTCGCAGCATCAATGCAATCCGTTTTGTCACTCAAAAAGATTTCAAGCTGTTCTAATAAAAGGATTGGGGCTGGTGATTTATGGAGCATTCCACTTTCAAAAGCGATGATCTCCATCTCTCCCCTTTGAGTGGTATCAGCACCTAAAAGAACATGATGCAAATCATGGATAATGATGTAGTTAGCAGGAAAAAGAGATGCTTCGGTATTAGGCGTTGGCACTGATTCAGATTGATAATATTCGGCTAGATGCTCACCTAAACTATCAGGAATAGGATTGTTGATTGCATCAAGAAATAATGCAATAGACTCCTTGTCAGGATTTAAGCCAGCATTAATATAGGCTTTTAATCCGTAGTCGCGCTCATCTTTATCCATTGTAGGGAGGACGGATGGAACGGACTCCGAAAGCATTCCACAAGTCGGACGGACATATTCAAAACGAACACGGCTAAAAATTTGCCATCGTTTAGCGTCATCAAACTGATTATTGTTGATCGTTAAATCAGGGCAAGAAACAACCCCAGATGCAAGTTGGCTAAATAAATTACGGTCCGTCAAAAAGTTAGCGAGTTCCATTTTTATTCTCCAAAAAATGATTAAGTTTAGGATTGTTTTTTTTAATGTTTTC